CTGACACAGGATCAACTCTATGCAATAGAGACATATGATGTCGTACCCTCACCTGATGAAATACTTATCTCAAGAAACACAAGAAACGAGATAAAAGAGGTTCTCAGGCAAATAGAGCAGTGCGTAACAAGTGAAACAGAGATTTCGTGCATAAAAGCAATTATTACAGTTTTTGACAACATAGAGGAACTTGACTTTCTAAATAAGCGTGCAGTTCTAATCTATGTAAGAGATATCTCTGGTCTCACTTCAAAGCGACTATCTGTTGCTATGGCCTCTATCAGAAAACACTATAAGCGGCTAACAAACGGAGTGGAAGATCTAGATCTTCCTTTGTAATATGGAACCAGAAGAAAAATTAGAAAAATCACTTGATAGTGCAAATAAGCTAAAGAAGAAAATATCAGAATTTTCTGATATGCTGGATGAACTTGCTTCTTCTGAGGAAAAAAAGAAGTTACTCTGGAAGCAGATCTATGAGAATGCCTTGGTCGACAGAGAGAATGCTTCCATGCTTTTCACAGATGCATGGTCCAGGATGTCGGTAGGATCATCGGAACATGTTGCACTCGGAACAACTCTCACAAAGTACTTAGAGAGAATGTCTAAGTCAAATGAGCAGATACTAAGACTTGCAGAAATTATAAATAAGTTTGAGGAGCAGGAATCAAGCATAAGTCCTGACGAGATATTCTCCACGATTAGTAGAGAGTAATATGTCCTCAAGAGTAAGAAGACATAATCCGGTTAGAGCGCCAGGAGGCTTTAGTAGTTCTAATATATCTGCTGAAATCAGGTCTATTAGATCTCAATCTCCGTCTCCTGGGCCTTTTTCTAGAGGAGTTGTGTGCGAGGTCATTGGAGATCCCTCTCGACTCACAGAAAACGAGATAATATTCTTATCCCAAGAGCTTACAGGTGGACCTGATATTCTGACTAGAGCTCCTAGAAATAGCATCATTATCCAGCCAATTTCAGGACCTGGATCTAGTATTTCAGCTGGTCGAGTTCTATGTTATCCGTTTTTTCCTCCGCACTTCTGTATGCCTCTCAAGCCAGGTGAGCAAGCCTGGTTTATGATGGAGTCACCAGATGCAATATCAACTTATGGATACTGGTTGTGTAGAGTATCTGAGCCAGATTTTGTAGATGATATTAATTTCACTCACTCAGATAGAAGATTTGAACTATATGCAGACAAAACTCGAGAGCAAGAATCTGCCAGCTTTTTAGGTGATTCTGAGGGAGATCAGACAAATCCTTATGACGGTCTAAAAGAATTAAATAAAATTCCTGGACCTCCTTCATTCAATAATGGCCCTCTTGATGATGAAGACACTGACCCAACTCTACCTCAAAATTCAAATGATCAAAATCCATTTGAAAAGATATTTCAAGATAGCTTCTCTGTCAAATCTTTTAAGTTTGAACCTGTTCCTAGATTTACAAAGAGAATAGGAGACCTCGTAATACAGGGTTCTAATAATGCACTTATATGCTTGGGACAGGATAGAGGATGGAATTCTAGAGTTCGACCTGATGCGTCTCAAAATAGTAATGCTTTTTCTAGTGTTAATAACGAAGGATCTCCTGCCAATCCTATTTCTGATTTTTGCGGAACTGTAGATATAGTCGCCGGAAGAGGAAGATTCTACAAGGGAGATATAGTTGATCCAGATGCAGCTCAGATAAAAGACACTCAGCCTAGAGTAATTCTTAATACAAGAAGTCTACTTGAAGTAGATAAGAATTCTGCATCCTACACTAGAGATCGAGTAAGATCCTCAATAGTTTCAAACAGATCTGATAGATCCCAGGAAGGAGATCCAGATTTTGTTTCAGATGCAAGTAGAGTATATGTCTCGATGAAAACCAATGCAGATATCAACTTTGGAATATCTGCAGATGTGATTACACCTACGTTTGAGGGTGAAATCAAAAATATTGAAGACAGCCCATTTATAGTAATTAAGTCAGATGAGCTAAGACTTGTTGCTCGAAAAGATCCTACTCGAGGAAATATTAACGGAAGCATTAGAATAATCAAAGAGGGTGCAACTGATTTAGATGCAGCATCAATTTATCTTATGCCTGAGGGAACTGTTCAAATTTCTGGATCAAAAATATATCTAGGAAGGCCAGGATCTGGATCCGGACCAGGAGAAAAAGGATCAGAGCCCTATGTCAAATATTCAGAACTTGAATCGCTTCTAACAAAAGTATTTGATAATATTGATCAATTTTGTCAGAAGCTCTTGATTCATACAACACCAGGTTACGGATCTCCTTCTCCGCAGATCGTTCAAGGTGCAACAGAGCTAAAAGCGCAATCTCTCCAGAGAAAACAGGAAATTCAAAAATTAAAATCTACAAGAGTCTTCGGAGAGTAAGGAGGAAAAGTGTCATTATCAGATTCAAAATCTCTACTAGAGCAAGAAATAAGACAAGCTTTTATCAATATAAACAGAGCAGGCTCACAAGATGGATCAAGCCCAGAATTGAATATTCAATCTCTTGCTTCTGCTCTAGCAATGGCAATTCATAGCTATGTCACATCAGCAAATGTTGACATAACAGGAATCACTACACTTGTCAATGCTGGCATTCCTGTTGCTCCTCCTCCTGCAATTCCAGTAACGACTGCTCCTGGAACAACAACACATACGGGATTTGGAAAGCTTATATAGAATGACAACTTTATCTACGTAATAGTTAAGCTGCATAGCTTGCTAGGAGAGATAAAATTTGTCAATTAGAAAAAAATACGATTTCTCATCAGTTGGTGAACTCAAAAGTGATATCGACTCTCGTCGATTAAGATCAATTTCTGATACAAGAGTCAATCCAATTGGAATAAAAGTTCCTGTGTCTCTAAGTGAAAGCAATGAAGGACTTCTCACCATGCACACAGATATTGAGAAAAACATTGCTGATAATTTTAGAAATATGATAATGACAAATCATGGAGAAAGAATGGGACTCTATGATTTTGGAGGAAATCTCAAAGAGCTTGCATTTGAACTTGGTTCTGATGACTTCGACTCAGAAGCAGCTAGAAGAATAAGAAGAACAACTCAAAAATATATGCCATTTATTCAGCTTATTACTTTTGAGCCCCTTGTAGATAGAAATGACAATAAAGAGGTCGCAAAGGTTGGAGTAAGAATTACATACAAAGTCAATACTCTATCTCAGAAAGATAGAGTAATAGAAGCAATAATTTATACAGCAGGTTAATATGTCACTTGATATCAAGAACAAGATAAAAAAAGAAAGAAACAGATCTTTTCTAGCAAAAGATTTCGACTCATTTAGAGCTGAACTTCTTGATTATGCCAGGACATATTTTCCTGATAGAATTCAAGATTTCTCAGAGGCCTCTCTCGGAGGCTTGTTTCTTGATATGGCTTCTTATGTAGGAGACACTCTGTCCTATTATCTGGATCACCAATTTACAGAGCTAAATCCCACCACTGCAGTTGAAAGAAAAAATATTGTTACACATCTTAAGAATGCAGGAGTAAAGCCTGTCGGCTCCAGTCCAGCTTCTGTTTATATTAAATTTTATATAAGAGTTCCTGCTGAACAAGATGTTGATCTATCATACAAACCTGCGATAAGATCACTTCCAGTGATTAGAGCTTCTACTACTTGTAAATCAGCAACAGGAGTAAACTTCAATTTAACAGAAGACTTAGACTTTGCAGAAAAAGATGATGATGGTGAGTTCATAGCATCAGTCACTGTGTACACAACAGATACATCAGGAAATCCAACTCAGTTTATCATGACAAGATCTGGTCTTTGCATCTCTGGAAATGAGATAATAGACTCATTCAATCTAGAAAATCAACATATTCCCTTTAGAGAATTATCGCTTCTCAATCCAGATATCAGTGATATTATATCTGTTAGTGACAGCGACGGAAATGAGTACTATCAAGTTGAGTCACTATCTCAAGATACAGTCTTTAGAGCTGTTTCAAATATGAACTCTGATGGACAGTTAGTTCCAATGAATTTGGAAGTCATACCTGCACCAAGAAGATACACAGCATCTTTTGATCCAACGACTCGATTAACAAAAATAAGATTTGGTGCAGGAGATGCAGAGACGCTGGATGACGATATTATTCCTGACCCAAGTGAATTATCTCTTGCGCTGTACGGTAAAAAATATTTTTCAAGATTCTCTATTGATCCAAATTCGCTACTCCAGACTCAGACACTAGGAATTAGCCCAAGATCTACGACTATATCCATTAGATACCGATACGGTGGGGGAATAAGTCACAACGTAGCAGCAGGATCAATAAGACAACTAAATATCCTTGTTATTGATTTTCTAAATAATCCAACCTCTGTAACAGCATCTCAGGTGAGATCAAGTGTTGAAGTTAGAAACATAGATCCTGCAAGAGGAGGAGATTCAGCTCCCTCAATCGAGGATCTGAGAGCCAAGATTCCTTCTGCAAAACAGATGCAATCAAGAATTGTTAGCAAGCAGGATCTTCTATCTAGAATCTACACAATGCCTAATGTGTTCGGACGCGTATTTAGAGCAGGAATCTCTGATAATCCTGAGAATCCGCTAGCTGCACAGCTATACATTATCAGCAAAGATAGATTTGGAAATCTATCAACATCTCCTGATGCTCTAAAGAAAAATCTAAGCACATATCTAAATGAATTTAGACTAATATCAGATGCAATAGACATACTTGATGCAAGAATTTGCAATTATACTGTTAATTTTGGAGTAATGACTGCTCCAAATTCCAACAAAGGAAGCGTTGTCCAGGCAGTTATATCTAGAATAAGAGATGTAGTTAAGATTGAAAATTTCCAAATTGACCAGCCTATTGTAATTGATGATATCATTAATGTGATTATCAATACTCCCGGTGTAATATCGCTTATATCTCTTGATATTCTTGCTAAGAACGGCGCAGATCAAAGCAGAGTTTATTCTGACCTGTACTTTAATTTTGAGAATGCTACCAGAAATAAAATTATCACTGCACCTCGAGGAACCATATTCGAGCTCAAATATCCTGAGCACGATATTATTGGAACTGCAATATAAGGGAGATCACTGTGTATCTCATACTATCCGCCAGCAAGGACACATACATCACAAATAAGATCATTGATAGTAAGTTTAGAGCAGTGGACTCTAATACTGGAAAAGCAGGAACACTGGATCTATTCAAGCTTTATAATGAATCTATAATTCCTGGTGAATCAAATCCTGTTGAAATATCTAGAGTTCTCGTAAAGTTTGATATGAGCCTACTAAGCTCACTCACATCCTCTACTCTTGATATAAATAATCCTGCTTTTAGGTGCACACTTAATCTATATGATGTCAAAGGGACACAGTCTGTTCCTAGAAACTTTAATTTGCTTGCTCTTCCTCTATCACAGTCATTTGATGAGGGCGATGGCAGAGATATCGGATCTTTCTCTGATATAGATGTTGCAAATTTTATAACAGCTTCTTATTCTGCAGGAACAGCTTATCCCTGGTTCTCCTCAGGCGCAGCAAAAATTGGCTCTCTAGGCTCTTCAGACATCGACGTTATAGGCTCAGGCTCTCTGGGGGCTGGTATTATCCAGCTTGGAGCCTCACAGAATTTCTCTCTAGGAACAGAGGACCTGTCAATTGATGTAACTAAGATAGTGTCTGCAACGCTATCAGGACAGTTACCTGATCATGGATTTAGAGTGTCATTTATCACCGCAGAAGAGACGGATGATAAGACGAGGTTTGTCAAGAGATTTGGATCCAGGCACTCAAAAAACTACTACCTAAGACCTAGTCTTCATATTTCTTTTGATGATAGCATTCATGATAATCATTCATCATTTATATTTGATGTAACTGGATCAATATTTCTTTCAAATTATCACAGAAGCGCTCTTTCAGGCATATTATCCGGATCCTCACTCACTCCGATACTAGGAGATAATTGTATGAGAGTCAGGATTAGCACTGGATCATACACAAAAATACTTAGCGCGTCCACTTATACTAATAGTACAACAGGAGCTGGAATTCCAGGGCTCTATTTCACTTCATTTGCAATACCATACTCAGATGAGTCAATTGTTATTGGTAGCTCATCTATAGCAGACTTTGCATATTCTAGTGGTTCTCTCATATTTACTGAGACGTGGGAATCAAACGATGGAACAGTTCAGTTCTATGAGGGATCTCTAGAAATTAAGTCTCCCGATAGAAGCGCTCTATCGTATATTCCTAGAAGTCCAAACATAAAGACTGTTAATCTACTGAGCGACTATAATCCCGGTGATATTATTAGAATTAGACTGTTTGGAATTGACACTCAAAATGTGCAGAATAGACCTGCAAAGACATACAAGAGTATAAAAAGTGAAATTTTTGAAAAAGTATATTATAGAGTTGTTGATACAGACTTGGGTAGAGAAGTAATTCCTTTTGACACTATTAATGATGGAACTAGATGCTCGACAGATTCTGATGGAATGTTTTTTGACTTTAGAATGTCTTCTCTTGTTCCGGGTAGAGTCTATCACTTTGAATTTTTTATAGTAGATAGAGAGCTTAAAGTAAAAATTCCGCACAAGAGTCCAACATTTAGAGTGAATATCGTATGACAAGATCTGGAAATATATTCTCTTCCGACTCAAGTCTCTTCAGCCCAAGCATAATCAGGGGTTTGTCTTCTGATTCAGGCGCAATTATTAGAAAAAATGCTGCATCATTTTCATCATCTATACAGTCTCAGAATGCATCATTTAGATACGACGCGCCTGGAAGTCCCATCAAGTCAACACAGCAAATACCCCTTGATTGGTCAAAATTTGAAAATCACACATTTTTTAATTCTGCCGAAGCAAAAGTCAATGCCTCTTTTGACACAATCATAAATAGATATCCGTTTGATGGTGATCAGGGAGAGGTATTGGGATTTTTTGACAGTCTAACGGGATTCGAGAAATACGTCTATGATTTATTTCCTAAAAATGTAGGTTTTCTAAATTTTTCAGGAAGTGCATCACCACTTGGTGGATCTTATATTACAATTAATGACTCAGAGGGAGCTTCATCTCCGTCTCTATCTAGATCTGCTACAGGTCGTCGAGTCCTTGACCAGGGATCTAATCCAATTACATATGAGTTTTTTATCAGAGTTCCTGATTCACTCACTTACGGAAATCAGATTATTGTTCAGAGGCTTAGAAGCTCAAATTACGGAATTACAGTATCGCTAAGTTCAAGTCTTTCCACAGATGTATCAGGCACACTCATGATGCTAGTTTCCTCAGGGAGCGCATTTATGAGTTCATCTATGATGATATCTAAAGGAGAGTTTCAGCATGTGTGTGCAACATACGATACAAGTCCCGGTGTGAACAAAATACAGCTATTTAGAAATGCAACTCTACAGTCAGAGACGGACTCTTATGAGATTGGATCTCTTGGATATGCTGACAGCCATCTCATTATTGGCTCTGGATCAAATCATAGTGCGGGAAATTTTGGATCAATCTCTCCTGGAATAATCTTCTCTGAGACTCTATCTTCTTCAATTGATGATTTTAGAATTTTTCACTCAGTCAGGTCTGTGACTCAACAGAGTTTTCACATGTTTAGAAGTGTGTATCCTGATGAAAATTTAAAGCTGTATCTAAAGTTCAATGAACCAACAGGCTCACAGAGCTCAGGAAAAACAGTTATAGATAGCAGTGGTAATGGACTACACTCACAGATAATAAATTATAATATCAATCTTAAAGATCAGATGGGTATACCGTCTCCATTGATATATGAGAGAGTAGATCAGTCTCCTGTTCTATTTCCAAGTCACCCAGATGTCATCTCACTCAATGAGTCTCTTCTTGCATCAGCTTCTGATTATGATGCTAACAATCCTAACATGATTACAAAGCTTATTCCTCGACACTACTTGGATGAAGCAAATGTCTTTGAGGGATTTGGACAGGACAGTGATCTAGGACAGGCAACACAACCTTATGGGCAATCAACTGATTTTCCCGGAGGTGGAAGGCTGGGATCACCTCAGATTATAGCATCTTTACTTTTTATTTGGGCGAAGCACTTTGATGAGATAAAGATCTTCTTGGACCAATTCGGAAGGCAACTAAACATAGACCCTGTTGAAGAGGGGACTATAGCTGATATATTTCTCCCGTATTTCGCCTCAGCTTACGGAATTAGTTTGCCCAGAATTTTTGAAAATCCAAGCTCAGAGCAGTTCTTTTTAGGAAATTCAATTACAGACACAAAATCAGTTTCCACCAATAGCTTACAATATGTCCAGAATAAAGTCTGGAGACGAATATTGAGTGATATGGTCGAAATAATTCGATCAAAAGGAACACTTCATAGCATAAAGTCTTTGATTAGAGATGTAGGAATCAATCCAGACACAAATTTTAGATTTAGAGAGTTTGGCGGATCCAAGACCGGAAAGATATCTGATCAAAGAATTAAAAAGACATCAAACATGAGATCAATTGATTTTTCTGGATCTTTCGATCTCAGTATCTCATCGTTTGACATCCAGGGCATACCTGATAACAAGCCTCACATTAGAACTCCTGGACTCGTTCTGAGCGGACCTCTAAACACGGCAGATTCAGCTATTGTTGTGAGAACTGAGCCGGGTTATCCTCTTCCTGGATCCACGCCGATATTTGATAGAATTTTAACATCGGGATCATGGACATACGAGGCAACATATCGAATGACTCCTGATAAGCTCCTCGGCTTCTCCCACCCGGTGACATCTTCTCTTGTTAGATTGTCAACCTCCGGAACAAATGGAGGATCTATACTGGATAGTACTTTTTTGAATTTGCTAGCCTACAAGCAGGACATAAAAAATTCTATAACCGGATCTCTAAGCCTAGTGTTCAGAGACACATGGGATCAGATTCTTGCACCAAAACTAGTGATACCACTTTCAGGAGTCAATATATTTGACGGAGATCCTTGGCATATATCTTTTGGTAGAAAAAGAAATGATGCTTTTGAGTCAGTCACATCATCTTCCTGGTTTCTAAGAGCTGGAAAACAGATTGGTGGAAATATTGTTTCCTACTACGAGAACAATGTTCTCTTTGATGATCAAAATTCCAACAGCGTTCTTACGACCTGGTCAAATTTTATCAATATGTCTGGAACTGTGATTCATATCGGATCCCAGTCAGTTCCAGCTGATGCAAGTCTCTACGGTCTTTCATACAATAGCGCTCCTGTCACAGACGGGGATAGATCCTCATTTTTTGGCGGGAAAATAATGAATATTAGATTCTGGTCAAAGGATCTAAGTCGAGATGAGACAAATGAGCATATAAGAAACCCCGGATCTCTCGGAGTCGATGATGCAAAAAAGAACTTTAACTTCGTAACAAGCGTTTCCGGATCCTGGGAGAAATTACGCCTAGATTTAGATTTTATACAGGAGATAAGCGACTCAGACGCATTAGGCAATATCACTGTAATAGACATGTCACAGAACCTGTATGATCTATCGGGATCAGGCTTCGAGATGTCAACAAGAGTCATCAAACCTGAGATAATTACATACTCTTCAGTGAATCCCTACTTTGATCAATCAATTGATACAAATAAAATTAGAATCAGATCCTGGATAAGCGATCAAAATATATCAGAGAATGGCGGAGCTCAGGCTCCACTATCTGAGATACCATCCGGAGAATCACCTATTGATGATACGCGATTCTCAATTGAAATAAATGCAGTTCAAGCTCTAAATGAGGATATGATAAAAATATTCTCATCTCTGTCTCCTTTCGATAACTACATAGGAGATCCAGGGCTGCAGTTCTCTGAGGACTATCCTGATCTTGAGGTTCTGAGAGACGTTTACTTCAATAGACTTAAGAGTGGTCTCACACCAACAGCATTTTTTGAATTTTTCAAGTGGTTCGAATCATCAGTGGGAAGCATAATTGAGATGATGATACCGAGAAAAACAAAATTTCTAGGTATTAATTTTGTCGTAGAGCCCCATATGCTTGAGCGACCAAAGATGAGATACAACACTTTTGACATGTACCTGGGTCCAAACAATAGAGTCATAAGTCAACTACTAGTTCAGCAACTAGTAGCTAATATCAAGAGATACTAATGTCAGCACAGCAAAAAAAGACAACTGCAACAATAGTCACTCCGCAGGAGTACTCAGGCTCAAATACGCTTGACAGCTACAATCAGGGTGTGTATGTCAATAGTGTCAATGCAATGTTCGGATCAACAGTTGTAAAGCTAAGACCTAACAATGATTTTCTTAAGGTCAGAATGGGAAAAAAATCTGTTGCTCTTGACGGACCATTCGATGATATGGAAAGCCCTAGTTCCGTAATAGTTTCAGGAACAAGCGGGACAGGAAATCTAGTTTTTTATCCTTCTCTCATACAGCTTGATCAAAATAAGAGTTCAACTGCAGGATCACAAATCACAGGGTACAATGTTGCACCGTCACATTTTATTCTCAGAAATGAGTACGGTCAACCCGTTAATCACCAGGACGGCTCTCCCTTTCTTGAAACTGCTGTGTTTCCATCAGGATCAATAGACCCAGTCTACATAATTCAAACTGAAAATTTCGACGCAGTATATCCTGAGGATCTTGTCAATTCCACAGAGCTTACATCTACAGATGGTGTGATCGATCAGTTTGATGTCAGGGGAGAAATTGCGAGATCCTACACAGAGATACCCTACAGATTTAAAGGAATTAAAATCGATTTTGTCAACACAGATCTATTTCTTAGATCAATATTGATATCTGAAGAAATTCCTGAAATATCAATTAGACTCAATCCAGATATGACGCTTAGAGGGATAGAGCCGTTCCTAGATGCAGGAGATGAGTTTGGTTTAGATGATCTTGTTGGTCTTCCGCCTGAGTCATGTGGACCAATATCTGGATTTGGATATATCAATGAGCCAAACTCTTCTATTGAGCCCTTCTTAGACACAAATGACAGTGATCTCACATCGCTTCTTCTAAGCGGATCAGAGATTGTAAGTGGAGTTCTGAGCATGAGTCCTGATTATCCGACTCACACTAATTTGAGTCTAAATCACGTTTCACTAGCTAGGGGATTTGACTATATTGGAAGTGAGCGAGGATTTGATTCTGTCGCATTTGGAGGATTGACTAGAGTATGACTGTGAAATCTGGCTATCTAAATAATCCACCAAAAGTTATTATCATAGGAGACGATAACAAAGCTGGGTCATATCCTGGGCTTTCATCTCCTCGTGATATTTCTGCATCTCCTGACACAACTAGACCTTATAGAGATCATGTAGTCCCTGCAATTCACTCTCCATATGCATCGGCAAGAGTAAGATTTTTATCAAATTTTCCTGAAGCTAATTCAACAATTACTCTAACAAGCTCATCTGGAAAAGTGAGCACATTTACATTTAAATCTAGATCACCTTTTTCTACTCCACTTGGTGATTATGATGTCAATCTATATCGAAGTCGATATGCCTCTGAGCCTTTTGACAATCTCGAAGCAGCTGTATTTTCTTCACAAAAATTCGTAGAGACAGTCTCAAAAGTTCCAGAGTGTCAAATTACAGCAGAATTAGGATCTCTACCGGGAGAGGTGATACTGCGTCAGGCAATTCCTGGAACTGCAGGAAACACTTCCATCTCCACTACCGTTTTGTCCACAAGAGCGTCTGTAGAGAATTTCTCCGGAGGTAGCAGTGTCGAGGTGAGATACCCATACGGTGTTGCTCTGAGTGACACAGATTCTCAGACGTCAGAGATCATAAGGCGATTCATCAAGTCAGAGAGATCAGGGACTCTGTCAGCTCCTGGCGATGCGGATCCTATGAGGTTCACAGCTCCTGCTGATCAGCACCCATACACTCTATACAGACCCTACGATGAGTCCCATTCACAGCAGTCTTTTGGAGTCCCAGGCGGTTCTGAGGAGTACGGAACTCAGGTCCAGCTGTATGATGAGTTCTTCACCAGAGGATCGACTCTTGGTCCTCTTGATGAGCCGCTGTGGGTGAAAGACAAGATTGAGATTGACTTAACACCAACAACAACTACCACTCTAAAATACACGAACACGGCATCAATTCCAACTTACGGAATGGCATACTATAATTTCTCACAGAGAAGGTGGGAAGGTGTAGGAACAGGTTATTCATCAAATGATGCCTATGCACTTGGTGCAGGTTCTTCCTTCGCATTTGATGTTTTTCATGCAGGATTTTCTCAGAGTTGCTTCATGGGATATCCTGCAACAGAGTCAGGATGGGCATCTTGCACCGATACATTCGGATTTCCTGTTCACCCGAAGTATCATGCAACATCATCACAGACACTAGGCGTGTCCTCACTTGTTGATCGACCATTCGTAGTCGAGAAAATAGTATACGAATTCTCAGGCTCTTCAGGTGGCTCAGCACAAATTATACCCGATAATCATCCTATTGCAACCTTAAATAAGATGATCAACAATTGTGGTGGCACGTTCTTCATATTGAATCAACGAGTTGCTAATCCTGATCCTGGACAGGATACCTCATACACCTCATATTACTATGCAGATGATGGTGCTGATACTTATGCATCTCCTGGATGGACAGGACCGCTTAATGATGAACCCCCGCGAGGGGAGATATACACTTCATCTCTTCCTGTAAATAGAGTCATTTCTAGGGGTGGGCCACCTGTATATGTCAACACTGTTAGAGATCTCGTCACTTTTGCTAGAGTAGGTGCTGTCTGGAGTGATTATGACTCCGAAATTGTGCAGAATTTAGATTCACCAGGTGATGATCACCCGGCAAAGTTTATGGATCTTGCCATAGAGGTTCCAAATAGCGGAACATATGGCGGATACTTTACAGTTGCAACAGAAGTAAAATCGCCACAGTTCAATAATACCTTTTCAATTTATATTGTAACTTCTAGTCTACGTGTCTTTACTTCAAAGCAATCCAATACGAGAAATTCTCTTGATCTCCCCACTGGAAGAGCCCTGAGTTCTGAATACTGCTCTAGCTTTCCCCTTAAGACAAAAATGGGAATTAGTGGAAATGCCGATCAAGTTGTTACTTTTTATGAGTCAGATGCCAATTCATCACCCTACCTGATTCTTCCAGGAGACAGTCTAGTGTTTGGTTGGCAAGCTCCAGCAAGCTTTAGTCACCTTTATGACGGAGAGTCATTCTCGATCGGGCCTGGTAAAGGTAAACTCATCCTCTACGGATCCTACCTTCGGGATAATAAGCCTGTCCATGATATCTACAAGGATCAACTCATCTCTGATTCAGTTCATGAGGCAATACCTGCAGGTCCTGCTGTCCTAGACATGTTCGACACAGAGCCCACCATGGTCTACTCTGGCAGTCTAAGAGAGGAGTATATCACGGGATCAATGCTCGAGATCTCTGGTCGCACAATAACAGGCGTCACCGATCCCAATGATCTCACTTCTGTTCGCATGGTCACAGCAAGAGCCAGCGATGGAAATCTAGGAAGAAGAGCCTCATTCTTTAGAAATTATAGAATTGCGTCTGAGGGAGAGCAATTTTATGACTCAATGCAGCCAAATCCTCTCGATATTCTTTTCACATATGGCGGCGGAGACGGAAGAACTGTAAATATTAATGGTGCTACGTGCCTATTGTCTCTTCCTGGTGAAACTTATTATGATGCAGGTGTGTATGATTCAACAATTAATCAAATTTCAAATAAAAATTTTATTGGATCTTTTCCTTTTGAGACGAAATACAATCAAATACAAAGAGTCAAATCAATTAATTCTAAGGTTATAAATTCTAAAAAATTTGAAACTTTTGATCTTAGTTCTGGAGCATCTGCTCTGCTAAAAGTAAGCGGAATAGCATTTGTAACAGGTTCACTTTTAGGAGATGGATCCACTTCAAATCTCGTATTGGACCATGGAATTTTATCAAAAACAAACAATACATTTAAAACAGATAGTCAAGTTATCTTTATAGAAACATCATTATCAGATACTAATCCTGTAAAAAATAATCCTCAAACACTACTTTCTGATAATGCTAGTATAAGCGGTATAAATTATCATCTTTCTAGATTTATGGGTTGTTTCGGCCCAGGATATATGGGACTGATTCAGTATGAAAATATAAGATCCGTTTTGTTTTTTACAAACTTTCCAAGTCTAAGCAAGATGATCTACAGAGGGTGCAAGTACGGTCTAATAAACCCAACTCCTCTGCAGTCATCAGCTGTCTACGTAGGAACAAGATTTGGTCAATTTAGAGATATGCTGGAGCAGCGCCCCCTGTCTGTATTTCAATCTGGAGAAGAGGCAGACTACAGAGGACTATCATTGACAGGTTATGGCAGATCATCACTTTTTCCAAGCCCCAGTTCAGAAATTCCACAATATCCTGTCTTAGTTAAGTTTATTGATAGATCAACAGGTGCAGCGCTTCCTGAGGGAAACTACTCAGGAACAAATAGCATAAATCTATCTCCTTACTGCACTTCCTCTCTTCCATATTTTGACGGTGAGGTAAAAGATCGCGGTCTTCCGCTACCTGAGCAGTCCATATACTACACACCTGTGTTTCCATCCATATAGATCCTCCTAGCGTTAAACTTTGCTAGTCAATACTTAGATTGTGAGACAACATGGCTGGAATACTAGACTCAAAGACACGTGTAATGGACTTTATCCTAACAGATGAGGGCCGACGACAAGTCAGAGATGGTGATCTAAGAATATCTTACGCATCATTTACAGACTTGGGTGCGTTCTA